AGTTTATAAATGAAAATAAATTTTTATTTGCAGAAGGCAACGCTATAAAGTATATTTGTAGGCATTCTATGAAAGGAAAAGAAGAAGATATTAAGAAAGCAATACACTATTTAGAAATGATATTAGAAAGGGATTACAATGTGTAAACATCCAATTGATCTAGACTTAGAAGGTGTAGATACAGTAGCTATTGATATAGAAACTTACGATCCAAATCTTAAAACAAAAGGTCTAGGTGCAATTAGACAAGACGGTTTTATCACAGGGGTAGCTGTAGCTACCGGCAAAGATACAGTTTATTTTTCTCTAAAACATAGTGACGATGATAAATCAGAAGAAGAACTAGAAGAGTTTTGGGATCAAATGAATACAAAACTTTTACAAAATGATAAGATTGCAAAGGTATTTCATAACGCAATTTATGATGTTTGTTGGTTAAGAGCAACAACAGGCAAGATGTTAAAAGGAAGATTGTTAGATACAATGGTAGCTGCTTCTGTAATTGATGAAAACAGATTTAAATATGGATTAGATGCTTTGGCTAAAGATTTTCTTGGTGAAAATAAATACAAGTATGACTTACAAGAAAAAACTTTTGAATGGTCTGGCGGTATGCAAAGAGATCCAATGTCTAACATGCACAAACTACCTTCTAGTGTAGTAAAAGATTATGCAAAACAAGACGTAGACTTAACTTTAAAATTATGGAATTTATTTAATAAAAAATTAGATGAAGTATTATACATAAAACCTGAAGACAATAAAGAGTATACATGTAGAAATATTTTTGAATTAGAAACAAGATTGTTTCCTTGTTTGGTTGACATGAAATTTAAAGGAGTTAGGATAGATGTCCAAAAACTTGAACACTTTGGTAAAAGATTAAAGAGGTGTAGAGATAAAATAATTAAATTTATTAAAACAAAAACAGGTGTTGAAGTGCAGTTGTGGGCAGCAACTTCTATAAAACAATTACTAGATAATAGAAAGATAACAAACTTTGAAAAGACTGCTAAGTCTGGAATGCCTAAACTTCCAAAAGATTATTTAAAAACTCATGAAGATAGATTTTTAAGATTAGTATCTAAGGCAAGAGAATATGACAAAGCTTTGAATACTTTTATAGAAGGTTTAAAAGGTTATGTTTACAAAGGTAGAATACATGCAGATATAAATCAAATTAGAGGAGATGGTGGCGGAACTGTAACTGGTAGATTCTCAATGAGTAACCCAAACCTACAACAAATACCTTCAAAAGGTTTTATAGGAAAGAAGATGAGGGAGTTATTTATACCCGAGGAAGGCCATAGATGGGGTAGTTTTGACTATTCTCAGCAAGAACCAAGGATTGTGGTACATTATGCAATAAAGAAGATAATGAACGAAAAAGAAGGTGAAGAATTAAAAAAACAATTTGATGATTCTGAAGCAGACTTTCACCAAATAGTAGCCGACATGGCTAAAATATCTAGAAAACAAGCTAAAACAATTAATCTAGGTTTGTTCTATGGTATGGGTAAAGGTAAATTACAGGCGGAATTAAATTTAAATACAGCTCAAGCAAAAACTTTGTTTGATACTTACCATAAAAAAGTCCCTTTTGTTAAAAAGTTATCAGATGGTTTAATGGGGTTTGCTAAAAATAATAAATTAATTTTTACTCTTGAAGATAGGTTTTGTAGATTTGATAAATACGAAAGTGTTAATAAAAGATGGAACAATAAGATACGTAAGTTTGAAGAGTGGGATCCTGAAGCTAAAGCAATAAAACAAGAAGATGGTAAAATTAAATACGAAGGAGAATATGTTACTCCTAAACTACTATCAAAAGATGATGCTTGGTCTAAATTTAAATTATTATTTAATGCTAAATCTGAAAAGAAAATTGAAGAGCTTACAGAAAAAGAAAGACAGTTCTGGTTTACAGAATACTTTACACCTGCCTTTACTTACAAAGCTTTAAATAGATTGATACAAGGATCAGCTGCAGATATGACAAAAAAAGCAATGGTCTTGTTATATGAAAAAGGTATAGTGCCTCATATACAGATACACGATGAGCTTTGTGTATCAATCAAGGATCAAGAAACACGGACCATGGTTCAAGAAACAATGGAGACAGCAATACCTTTAATGGTTAAAAATAAAGTAGACTATGAATCAGGACCAAATTGGGGTACAATAAAATGAGGATAAATTATGGCTTACTTAAATGCAAACATACCACCAACTTATGCACAAATAAGAAGAGAGTATTTATATGATTGTAAAAAACATCACGGAGAAGTTGAAGACTGCATTATCTTTGGTCTTAGCGCTCTTACAGGAAGGGCTATACTATTTCATGCTATTATGGAAAACGGTGCAATATTTTATCGCTTACCAATTAGCGCGTTTATTCAAAAGGGATTTGAACCATCCGGAGTGCCCGCAAGACGACTTGATGAACTACAGCTCTGGAATAGTTTTTCTTATTATCCTTCTGTCCATCGTTGGGATATTTTAGAC